AAACGGCATCAGGTGATCTCCATGATACTCAGAGCCGCGTCGATCTTGGCGGCAACACTACAGTCAATCTTCAGAACATCTGTGGTCTGCAAGACAACCTTGTTGCCAGCCAGCAGTTCGACAGAAGATCCCGCCGGGATCGGTATGTCCTTGACCAACAGGACCGTCTCATTGGTTTCTGTGTCAGATGTGTCAGACACAAGCTGTACATCAGCAGTCACCTGACTTGTGTGTACGTTACACAGCATCAGGCCCAAGACCACGCTGGTCGTGCTTGATGGTACGGTGTACAGGGTGAGCGGTGTACCAGCACTCGCTGGCATGGCCGCATTCGTCTTCACTTTGAATGTATTTGCCATGTTCTTATCCTAGTGCGATTGCTAGTGCGGTTGCGTCGTCAGTTGTTGAAGCGCCGATATCAGAAGCCAATTCTGATGCTGATCTCCCCTCTATTGAGGTTCCGTTTACACGCAAGAAGTCGTTATCTGCAACGCCGGATGTAAAGACGGGGACATTACCGTTACTGATACCCGTAGCCGCAACAGCCGCTGTACCAAGACCAAGAGATGTCCGTGCTGTGGACCCGGTTTCCAATACAAAGTTTGAGCCATCACCAACTATGAAGCCACCATTCGTGACAGCAAGTCCAGCTACGTCCTGAAGCTGCGCGTCGAGTCTGGCGTTGGGTAGAGTGCCAGACCCAATGTTGCTTGCATTAGTGGTATCAGTTGTAGCGGACGCCGCCAACGCCGTGCCGTTGAGTGTGATGGCGTCCGCTTCTAGCGTTCCGTCTACATCTACGTCACCGGATATATCAAGGCTAGTTGCAGCTATCTCGCCTGTTACAGTGATGCCACCGCTGGCTGTTTCCAGTTTTTTGCTGTTGTTGTGGTAAAGTTCAACTGCGCCCCCATCAAAGGCGTGGAGTAGTTTTTCTGAGTTTCCTGCATTGTTGACCTTGAGGGTATTTGTCCTCATTAAAAGAACGCCCGTACCAGAGTCGTGTATTATGCTGTTGGAACCGTTGTGATAGATTTGAAGGTCATTGCCATCGCCAAATGCAACTTTTGCACTATCACCAAACTCTAATGCATTTTGTGACTTGTCAAAGACGATGTTGTAGTTCGCGCCAGTAAAGGTTACGTCACCTGTAAACGTACCGCCTGCTTTCGGCATAGCCGCGTCTGCGGTAGTTCCTTGCGCCGCAGTGGCAAAGTCACCTGTCGCAGAAGTTGCTGCTGTACCAAGTCCCAGACTTGCTCTGGCCGTAGAACCAGACTCTGCAACAAAGTTCGATCCGTCACCTACGATGAAGTTGCCATTAGTGACAGCGAGGCCAGCTACATCTTGTAGTTGTGCGTCTAGTCTAGCGTTGGGGACGGTGCCGCTACTTAACTGTGAGGCATTAAGAGACGTAAGGCTTGCGCCGCTGCCATCGGTAAGCTGCACCGTGCCGGTGGCATCAGGCAGAGTGATCGTGCGGTCGGCGGTTGGATCGGTGACGGTTAGCGTGGTTTCGTTGGAGTTAGCGGTTGCGCCTTCAAATATTAAATCTACTCCGGCATCAAATTTTACACTCTGATCAGCGAAAACAGTATTTGCATTGCCTTTTAAAGTCATTCTGGCGGCTAGAGAGCCGTTTGATAGTGTCTGAAAAACAACATTCCCATCTTCAGTGCCGTCAGTGTCATCATTTATTTTTGCAACAATTCTACCGTATGTAACATTTTCTCCAGCGTCATTGTCACCATTGAATTTTATTGTCCCAATAAAGTCGGCATTTGCGGGGCTGCTGCTATCTCTATTTAAAGTGAGAACCGGACCCTCTGAAGACCCTGCGTCGGTATCTGTCAGCGTGACATCGCCGGTGAACGTGCCACCAGCAAGCGGCATAGCCGCTATATCAGACAGGACTTCCGAAGCAGAGCGGCCCTCAATAGATGTACCGTCAATCCGCAAGAAGTCATTGTCGGCAGCGCCGCTTGTAAAAACGGGTATCTTTCCGTTAGAAATTCCAGTGTCAACATTGACGGTAACAGCACCACTTGTCCCGCCGCCTGTTAATCCTGTGCCTGCGGTGACGGCAGTTATGTCTCCATCGCCACCGCCACTACTACCAGCAAGTTCTTTAACGGAGCCGTCTGTGTGTTTGGTAAAAAGTTTTGCATCGGCAGTGTTTACCGCCAGTTCACCAACAGCTAGATCACTTGCAGAGGGGGTGTCGGAAGCGGTGCTACTGCGCTTGAGTTGGATTGTATTTGCCATTAGCTACTTTCCGAGTCTTACTTTTTGGCTTTGGATTTTTAAGAGCCGCTAGTTCTTTTCGTAGCGCCGTTAGTTCTTCTCGTAACGTCAGCGCCTCTTCTTGTGCAGCTTGCCTTTCTGTTTTTACTTTTTTCAACTCAGCCCTTGCCTCGTCCATACCAACCTCGAATGCGTCGGCGTTACTTTTCAGGGCGTCGTATTTTGTCTTCCACTCTTCAACTTTTTTCCTGGCGTCTTCGTACTCCGCAAACATCGAACCGAGTTTTTGGTTTTGAAACACGGCCATATTGAGCTTGGTTTCAAGGTCGATAACACGACCAAGAAGCTCACCCAGATGATTTTCTTGAACCTGGCACTGCACCTCATGGACGGTGCTGGTGTCATTAAGCTGGGTCATTAGTAAGTCCCACCATCAATGGTTTTATTTGTTAGTGTCTGCGTGTGCGCCGCAAACACAAAAGTGTCATTACCGCCTAGTAGAGGCAACGTAACAGTTCTGTCCGCTGCTAACTCTGAAACAGCAAACACGTACTGATGGTTCGCGGATGTGTCGTTAATCTGCGGAGTGGTTAAAACCGGACTGGTTAACGTCTTGTTCGTCAGCGTCTGTGTGTCTGACAGGCCGACAATGTTACCGCTCGGTGCCGATTTGCCACCTACGGTAGCCGCGTTTAGGTTGGCAACCTCTGTTGTTGATGCCACGACGAACGGTGCCGTGCCGGTGG